AGTAATAGTAAATGGAAAACTAGCTGTTGGAGTCGCTAATCCGGATACAGATGTTGATCTTCATGTTGCCGGTGCTATAAAATACGAAGGCAGAGTACATCGATATAATAATGCTCCGCCTACGTCAGGTATACATGGTGTAGGTGATGTAATATGGAATACACAACCTAGAGAAGGTTCATACGTCGGTTGGGTATGTATTACCTCAGGAAATCCCGGACGTTGGGAACCATTTGGTAAGATTGGAAATCAATAATATGGCCAACGATAAAGTAGATTCAGTAGTACAACAAATCAAGGACCTTGTTTCGACAAAGGCCACAATAGTCAACGACTTCATAGAGTTTGAGGATATCGAAAACAAAGGTATACTTTGGCTAAGAGACGATTACAATAAGCAGTTAGTGTTTAGAAGCAATCCCGATAGAATATTTTTATCAGAAACTCTAGAACTAGCAGAAGGTAAAAGTCTAAACATAAACGGCATTGAAGTTATAAATCAAAACGGACTAGGTAAAAATGTCGTTAAGAGTAATCTTCGAGAAGTTGGTAGATTAAAAAATCTCGATGTTGACGGTTCGTTTAGTGTCAACCAATACATGTTCTATAATGCAGGACTAGACAGTCTTAGCATCGGAACAGAAACTCCCCACGCTACATTTACAGTAGCTGACGGTCAAACAGAAATCGTTATTGGAAGCCAAGACTTTGTTAACGGCCTTATCGGAACATATAACAGCAGTGATCTTAGCATAGTCACTGATAACAAAACAAGAATCACTGTTGGTGCTAATGGAAATATCGATCTAGGAAACAAACAAAGTGGTCCTATAAAAGTCAAAGTACATGGTGCTGTAGGTATCGGTGTTAATAATATCGATTCTCGTATGAGCCTCGATGCTGCAGGGCCAATCAAATTCAACGGTGTCGCTCACTTTAAAGATAACACTTTCCCTATTGATGGTACATACAATAGAGGAGATGTCGTATGGAACTCGGAACCTGCAACAGGATCCTATATGGGTTGGGTCTGTGTGCAAGGCGGAACTCCGGGACAATGGAAACCATTCGGCGAAATAAAATAAGTGTTGCAAGCATTGGTATTAGGCAACGGTGAGAGCCGTAAAAGCCTTGACATTGAAAATCTTTCAAACCATTTCACTACGATCGGTTGTAATGCCATCGTCCGCGACCATCCAATGGACTATGTTGTATGCTGCGATGTCCGTATGGCACAAGAAGCTAGTCGCATTAATCAACATCGAGTAGGGATATTTGTTAGACCACAAAACATGGTCGCGCTCAATCGTGTTGAAATATTCAAACCTCTTCCGAATATTCCATATGTAGGCACACAAAAACAAGATCGTGCCGAGCATTGGGGTAGTGGTCCTTATGCTGTATTGTTGGCTACTGAACTTGGATTTCCAAAAATAGTATTAGCAGGTTTTGACTTGTATCCATCTAATGGAAAAATCAATAACATCTACAAAGGCACACAACATTATCTTCCAGAGACTGCCGATGCAGTCGATCCAGCATATTGGATTTATCAAATAGGAATGATCTTCAAAATCAATCCGTTCGTAGAGTTCACAGTACTGAATAATGAAGGTTGGAAAATACCAGAAGAATGGCGACATGACCATGTACATTTCCAGAACATAAATGATTTTGTGGTTGACAAAGGTAACTAAAAATAGTATATTAATAAACACACATACACAAAGAGGACTCGAATGACGCTCACCCCTCTCTAAATACTCTGCGTGTCATCAAACTTACTCGCTTATTTTTACAGGAGGCAAGAGATGGCGAAATATATTTCAACTAAAACATACGGCAACGACAGAGGGCTCAGTTGTTGTTTCAGACAATGGCGTAGCACCCATAGTCATTGTTCATTGCTCCACGGTTATTCTATCGGTATCAAACTAATATTTGAATCAGAAACACTAGATGATCGTAACTGGGTAATGGACTTCGGCGGTCTTAAAGCATTTAAAGAATGGTCAGAACATATGTTTGATCATACTCTGATTATCGCACAAGACGACCCTTATCTAGATATTTTCCGAGGCATGGCGGCATATGGATTGCAGGACCAAGGAGGTATGTGTGACCTACGAGTTGTCGAAGCTGTAGGTTGTGAAAAGTTTGCAGAACTCGCATACAAGACCATGGATGATATTCTTAAGACCTTTCAGAGAGGTGATCATTGGATACTGCACGGTACTCAAGGACCTAAAAATACTTTCACTGCCAGATATCCGGTTGGACAAGGTGTAAAACTGAGAAGTGTAGAAGTTTTCGAACACGCAGGAAACTCAGCGATCTATGAGGGTGATGCGTAACATATGGAGACTATGGGCAAAGGCCCTAGGTGAAAAGGCAGGTGCTAATGATCAGGAAGCTGATAAAATAGCACTTGTCCGTACTGTAATCATCCTGATCTACATTATCACTAATATTTTTATTGTAGCAGGAGTGATACGACATTGGTAACTATACTCTGCGTTAGATTTGGAAACAAATACGGAAAAGAATATGTCGAGAGATTGAGAAATATGGTCTCTCGACATATTACGATACCTTACGATTTTGTTTGCCTAACGGACGATCCCGAACCCATCGAAGGTGTAAGACTGATAGTGCAATCAAATGCCGGATATGCCAAAGGTTGGTGGCATAAAGTTCATATGTTCGATCCGTCGTTGGACATACAAGGCCGCATACTTTATTTTGATCTCGATGTTGTAGTCTGTGGTAACATAGAAAAGTTACTTGGCGGCGAAGATTTTTATGGAATAAGAGACTTCAACCGAGCATTCCATAAGGACTGGTGTGTGTTAAACAGTTCAGTAATGAGTTGGACTAAAGGATCACAGTCTATCATATGGGCAAAGTTTAAAGAAAATCCCGGAGAAGCATTGTCTATGCCCGGGGATCAAGATTGGATCTACAGCATATCTAAGTCTTATATCAAATATTGGCCATTAGAATGGATCATGAGCTATAAATGGGAAATAAGAACCAAAGAAGAGCTAGTCTATATAAACGCCAAACGTGTATTCAAAGAAGTAAAAGACATCGCTATACCTGCACAATGTAGCGTATTAGTATTCCACGGAGATCCAAAACCAGAAGATGTAATGGATCCTTTCATCATTGACAACTGGCGTTGATTTATTGTATAATAATACTATGACTAAACGTATTGGCTTCGCTTGCAAATGGATCGATCACCCTCATCAGGTAGATGGCATTAAGCCTAAAGATGAGTGCAAGATCTACAACACCGGAACTACTACCGTAGCTTGGTTAAATAGACAAACCAAGGACGTGGCTGTAGATAAACTATGGTCTCTCATGAAACAAAACATTGAGTCCACACGTCTTCTTGTAGAACGTGTAGGAGCACTTGATGAAGATCTTAGAATGGTACGACTCAGCAGCGATATACTTCCTGTGTACACTGAGCCAAGCTGGTCTTGGTTTTGGCGGACTCCCGATGTGCGAGATTACGCCGAAAGACATTTCAGAGCCGTCGGTGATTTGGCTCGCAAGAATCGTGTTAGGCTCAGTTTTCATCCTGGTCAGTTTACTGTGCTGGCAAGTGATAACGATGATATTGTCAGCCGATCTATAGAGGAGTTTGAATATCATGTGGACATGGCTCGCTGGATGGGATTTGGCCAAACGTTTCAGGACTTTAAAATCAACGTTCATATCGCGGGTCGACGAGGCCCCGATGGAATACGTGCTGTATTGGGCCGCTTAACACCCGAAGCACGTAACACTATCACTATCGAAAATGAGGAAATGACGCATGGACTTGAAACTTGCCTTAGTATTAGCGATATCGTTCCTGTGGTTATGGATGTACATCACCATTGGGTACATAGCGGGGAATATATACAACCCATGGACTCGCGTGTTCAAATGGTGGTTGAGAGCTGGCGGGGTGTTAGGCCTGTCATGCATTATTCTATTAGTCGTGAAGATGTTCTCGTAGATCATTGCGATCAAACATTGCCCGACTATCACAAACTACTTTCCGAAGGTTACAAAAAAGCGAAACTCAGAGCTCACTCTAACTTCTACTGGAATACAGCAGTTAATGAATGGGCTCTGAGTTTCCGAGACAGCTTTGATATTATGTGTGAGAGCAAAGCTAAAAATCTAGCTAGTTTTGCTCTACATCAGCAAGCCTTACGCTTGGGGCTTTGATTTAGGCTTACGTGGTTTTTTAGCAGCACCTTGCTTAGGAGCACCAGTCTTTTTGGCAGGTGCTTTCTTTTTGGCAGGTGCAATGCTTTCTACCACAGCCTGAGCTGCCTGTTCTGCGACCGGCGTTGGTGCTGGAGCAGGTGCTTCTACTTTATAGGGTGCCTCTGGCTCAGCTGGTGCTGTATTCTTGGCTCCAAAAAGTTTGGCTAATAGCTTTAACATAGTAAATCTCCTTGTGCTTTATTTAGTTGTCAATACTTGGCCACAGGAAGTTCTGTACTGGCAGGCATATCCCATATCTTTTTCTGTTCTACTCCTTTTTTCTGCGCAAAACGTTTAGAGTCACACTTCGAACAGCAATGGAAAAAATTGTTGCTCAATCTTTTCTTATGCATCTTTTTTAGATCTCTTTTAAAGATTTCGTCACAGTTATCACAACGGAAGATAGCCAGAGTCTTTCGACGATAATAAACATGCTCATTACCGAGCTTGCTGGTTCTTACATATTGATTTAATTCTGTTTCTTTTCCCAAGTACATATGGTATTTACATTAGGCTTATAAAAGTTTAGGCTAAATAATGGATATAAGCTATTCTTGGGATAAACCATGGCAAGAAAAATCATTGATATTGGTGCGGTTGGTAATGACGGCACAGGCGATAGTATTCGCGACTCCTTTAGTAAAGTCAACGACAACTTTCTCGAACTATACAGTTCTTTAGGTCTCGGTGAAAGACTAAAGTTTACAGGACTATCAGACGCTCCTACTTCCTATGTAGGTCAAGAAGGTGCGCTAGTAACTGTTAACCAAACTACTACAGGTTTAAAGTTTAAACAGCTAGTTCCGGGCGTTGGCATTAGCGTAGATCAAACATCTAATCCTAATGAAATCAGACTTAACGCTATTTTCTCTGCGATTTCAGCAGATAGATATCCACAGCTAGGTGGAAATC